ACGTTTTGAAGCCACTGACTGGATCTGGCGCCGTGATGCGCTGGAGCCAACAGCACAAAAACTAGCACTCAATAGCATTGTGACTTTCAGTACCTATGTATGGAATCACCGCTATAACTACGAGTTGGCTCGTCGCATTAAAGAAATCAATCCCAAAGTGTTGACTGTGTTTGGTGGCCCAGAACCTGCAATAACTGATCCAGATCTGTTTCGCAAAGAACCTTTTATGGATTTGGTGATCTGCTACGAAGGCGAAATAACATTCAAGCGAGTGCTGGAACACTTTGAAACTGCTGACTGGGAATCAGTTCCGGGACTACTAATCAATCGCAACGGTGAGGCTGTGAAAACACAAGACGCTGAACGTATTGAAAGTCTTGAGCAAGTGGCCAGTCCTTACTTGTCGGGCATATTTGATAAAATGATGGCAGATCATCCCGAAGTAACCTGGCAAGGCACACTAGAAACCAATCGTGGTTGTCCGTTTGCTTGTACTTTTTGTGACTGGGGTAGCCTGACCTACAACAAGGTCAAGCAGTTTGAACTCACTCGAGTGTTCCACGAACTTGAATGGATGGCCGAACGCAACTTTGATTGGATCTCAATCACTGATGCCAACTTTGGCATGTTCCCTGAACGTGATGGCATGATTGCTGACAAGATCATTGAGATGCAAGAAAAGTATGGATCACCGCGTTGGAAAACATTCGTCGCAAGAACATGGAAATGAACAAACTCAACGAAGTGTTTGAACTGTGCGATCAACGCAACATTCCTGCCTATACTGAACTGATCCTTGGCTTGCCCGGAGAAACTCTAGAGAGCTGGAAGAAAAACTTCTATGCCTTGTATGACCTAAATCAGCACACGGGTATCACTGTGTTCCAAGCACAGTTGTTGGAAAATGCCGAAATGAACTTGCTACAGAAAAAACTGTTTAAGATTACTAGTCAGCCAGTTACTGATTACTTTGCTGGTAGTTATAGTGTAGAACACATTGAAGAAAGCATTGACGTTATAACAGGCACCAAAGACATGCCAACACCTGTAATGCTTGACGCACAAATCTTCTCGTGGTTCCAAACTACCATGCATATCAATGGCTTTGCTACCTTGGTTGCTAGATTTATCAACAAGTATCTAGGTATCAGTTACCACGACTACTATGAAGATCTGTTTGCGTATTTCATGACCAATGAGTGGATGAAGAACGAAGCAGACGAAGCTAGAACATATTTTTCTAACTGGATGAACACTGGCAAAATTAACCATCCCAAGATTGGTGTAGAAATACACGGTTGGAATATTATCCATCGTACCTCAATGAACATGCACCAGGAAGATCGCGTGGATGAGTTATACGATTTCTTGGAAATATTCTTGCAACGCTATGACTTGCCAGAAGATTTGCTGGCCAGTTTGATGAAACTGCAAAGAAATTACTACATCAAGTACAATGATAGAAATCAATATCCTATGAATCTTGTGTCAGATTACAATATCTGGGACTATTTGAGTTTTGATCGACCTCTAGAAAAGACTCCCACAACATATCGGTTGGACTTTCCAGAAGATAAAACCATGAGCCTTAATAGATTTTTGGAATTGTTTTACTTTGCAAGACGTAGAAATTTTGGCAAAGCCACATTGGATCTTGTGGGCGCGGTTGACAGCAAAGGAAGTCAGCGTGGCAAAGGTGCTGCCAAGGCACAAGGCTCGTTCTCTGTAAAACAACTAGCGGCATAATGCGCCGGCTGGTTACATTTGGTTGTAGTTTTACAAACTACCGCTGGAGTACCTGGGCCAACTGTCTTGCTCCTGAATTTGATAGTTTCGAGAACTGGGCGCAAAGTGGTGCTGGTAATGAGTTTATATTTAATAGTGTAATGGAAGCTGACCAACGTCAACTGTTTGGCCCAAACGATACAGTAGTTGTATGTTGGACCACTCCCACTCGAGAAGATAGATATGTACAAGGTCGCTGGCACACACTAGGCAACATGTTTTCATGCCCAATCTACAATAAAGAATATCTTGAGAATCACATTGACGAACGTGGACTATTAATAAAAACTCTGGCCTACATCAAAGCAGTGAAAACACTACTAGAAAGTCGAAAAACGCATTGGAAATTTTTATCCATAGATGAGTTTGATTCTCTAAATATCTATCAAGATGTTGTGGATTCTATCTTGCCCAGTTACAAGGCTGTACTGTTTCCCAATAGTTGGCCTGATAGAAACGGTGATCCGCATCCTAGCCCTGCTGAGCATTTGGCCTATTTGGATGCAGTATTGCCAGGTTCAAGGTGAAGGACGTTACGTAGGCGTACCAAGTATTTTCTTGCGTATGTTTGGCTGTAACTTTACCTGCTCAGGTTTTGGATGCAAGCCGGGTGAAAAGAGTCCTGAAGCAGACGAGGTAGCAAAGAGTGTACACTTGTACAAAACGTTTGAAGAGCTTCCGCTTGTTAGCACTGGATGCGATTCCTATGCATCGTGGCATCCAGACTTCAAGCATCTAAGTCCAACATACACAGCAGATGAGCTTGTGGACAAGATGGCGGCGCTATTGCCACATGGTAACTGGCAACAACCAAACGGCAATCCAGTACACTTGGTGATCACAGGTGGCGAGCCGTTGTTGGGTTGGCAACGTGCATATCCAGAACTGTTGGACAAATTGCACGAGCGTGGATTGCGTCATATTACATTTGAGACCAATGGTACCCAAGAACTACATCGTGATTTCAAAACATATCTCAACAACTGGCTTGGTGAGATTGTGTTCTCAGTAAGCCCCAAACTTACGTTAAGTGGAGAGAAGTATGAAGATGCTATCAAACCCGACATTATTTGGGACTACGAAACCTATGGTATTACCTATCTAAAGTTTGTTGTGGGTCACATTGATGACTTTGCAGAACTTGATGTAGTTGTAGACGACTATCGCAATCGCGGCTTTAGCGGGCCAGTATTTGTGATGCCATTGGGCGGTGTTGTCAGTGTTTATGATGGCACACGTATACACGTAGCAGACGAAGCACTCAAGCGTGGCTATTGGTATACTCCAAGATTACACGTTGACCTTTGGGGCAACGGATGGGGGAAGTAAATGTTTGATTGGTTCAAGAAAAAACCAGAAGCAGTAGCACCTGCGCCCCGGGAGCCAAAGGTCAAGGCACCAGTCAAGACTGAAAAAGAGCTTGCTACAGAAAAGAACGAACCATACGTGGCAATGGTACGTATGGACATTGATCCTGACAACCTACACCAAGGTGCGTTTGAACTTGACTGGAATGAGATCTTTGTGGCACGCCTGGTCAAGGCCGGCTACATGATGAAACCCAATGATGTTGATGCCGACATTGTGGATCGTTGGTTCCAAAATGTGTGTAGACATGTGGTAATGGAAACCTGGGAACAAGAACAGGCCATAATCAAAGGTGTTGGACAATATGTCAGCACTAGAGACATCGGCGGCGGAAGAACCGAAGTGTCATGATATTCAACCACATCAAACAACTCAAACAAGACGGGAAGAAAATTGGTATCACTTTCTCAACCTTTGACATGCTCCATGCAGGTCACATTGCCATGCTCTCGGAAGCCAAGAATCACTGTGACTACCTGATCTGTGGGCTCCAAACCGACCCAACTATCGATAGACCTGAAACTAAAAATCGCCCTATACAAAGTATTGTTGAGCGACAAATACAGTTGGCCGCATGCCGTTATGTTGATGAAGTTGTTGTGTATCAAACCGAACAAGATCTTGTTGACTTGTTGTTGATCCTGCCAGTTGATGTTCGTGTGCTGGGTGTGGAATATCAACACAAAAACTTCTCTGGCTATGAGGAGTGTGGCATGCGCGGCATTGAACTAGTGTTCAATGGTAGAGATCATTCATTCTCCAGCTCAAGTCTGCGCAAACGTGTGGTTGCCGCAGAGACTGAAAAAGTATTACTACAAAAATGATCTTGTATGTTAACGGCTGTAGCCATACCGCCGCTTGCGATGCCAATGTAGAACATGCCTGGGCCGAAGATGATCCAGACTACTATGGTTGGGGGCAAGTTCCGCATCCTGAGAACCTAAAAGTCAGTTGGGGCAAGAAACTATCAGAAATGTTGGGTGCTACAGAATTTTATTGTGATGCACAAAGCGGCGGTAGTAATCCAAGAATCATACGAACCACACGTGAGTGGATCAAGAACAATTCTGACAAACTGGCCAACACGTTCATGGTCATACAATGGACCACATGGGAACGAGAAGAATGGTTCCATGCAGAGTCCAACTACTGGTATCAAGTCAATGCAAGTGGTATTGATATGGTTCCACCAGAATGGCAAGACCGCTACAAACAGTACGTGACTGAAGTTGATTGGCATCAAAAAACGCAACAGGCTCATCAAGCTATTTGGGAGTTGCATTGTGAACTAAAAGCGCAAAGTATTCGGCATTTGTTCTTTAGCGGACACAGTACATTCAGTGACATTCAGGATCAAAAGGATTGGGAAGTGGACTATATTGATCCATACCTTCGAAGTTCTAGTTACAATGCTGTGTTAGAAAACAACGGATTTGAGCATACTAGACCGTTTGGATACCATTTTGGTAAGGAAGCCCATTGCTTTTGGGCAAAACATGTGTTACAATACATGCTCAACAACCAAATTGTGAGTGCAGATGAAATACCTACTGATTGATACAGCCAACATGTTTTTCCGTGCCCGGCACTCAGCGCACCGTGCCAGTGACACATGGACCAAACTGGGCTTTGCTCTGCATGTTACTATAATGGCTGCCAACAAAGTGGCCCGGCGTTTTCAAGCAGATCACGTGGTGTTTGCACTGGAAGGTCGAAGCTGGCGCAAGGACTACTACAAGCCCTACAAAGCAAACCGAGCAGTAGCACGTGGTGCAATGACCGAAACAGAAGCAGAAGAAGACAAGCTGTTCTGGGAAACGTATGATGAACTGACTAAATACTTGTCTACAAAAACAAATTGTAGTGTGATCCGTTGTGCCACTGCTGAAGCAGATGATATCATAGCACGTTGGATTGCACTACACCCCCAAGATGAACACACAATTGTAAGCTCAGACACTGATTTTGTGCAGTTGTTGGCCGCCAATGTCAATCAATACAATGGTATCTCAGATGAACTTTTAACCTTGGAGGGCATATTCGATGCTAAAGGTAACCGTGTCAATGATAAGAAAACTAAACAGCCAAAAACGATCCCGGATCCAGGCTGGCTGTTATTTGAGAAGTGTATGCGTGGCGACACCTCAGACAACGTATTCAGTGCGTATCCTGGAGTACGTGAGAAAGGCACAAAGAATAAAGTTGGTCTCCGTGAGGCCTT